AACAACTTATTGCACCGCCTAAAAAAGACTACGTTAGAGAACTTGATGGGTTAATTGGTCGCAGTTTATTTGGGAAGATGATTAAATGACGTATTTAAACATAATGAATAATGTGTTGCGCCGGTTGCGTGAAGAAGAAGTTAACAGTGTTAACGAAAGCACTTACTCTAAGATGGCTGGTGACTTCATTAACGATGCTAAGACAATGGTTGAGCAAGCTGCTGATTGGTCTGCACTGCGTACACGAGAGTCTGCTTTTGTAACTAGCGTTGATGACAACCTATATTCTTTAGTAGGTAGCGGTGATGATGTAAAAGTTATGTCTGCGTATGATACAACATCAGCTAATGAAGTAGAGTATCAAACAAAAGAATGGTTTAACAATGAGAGTTACGTTAATGGATCACTTGCTATAGCCGCTAAAGGTGGCCTTACTGGCAGTCCTACGTACTATACATTTGATGGTGTTGACGCTAACGGCGATACTCAAGTGCGTTTGTATCCTATGCCTGATGATGCTTACAATCTTAGATTTGTAATGGTACGACGACAAGCAGATTTGTCTAACAGTGCAGATGTTCTTCTTGTTCCGTCAAAGCCTGTGATTCACCTTGCAGTAGCTTTGTTAGCTCGTGAGCGTGGTGAGACAGGTGGTACTTCTACTGCTGAATACTTTGCTATTGCTGACAAGTACCTATCAGACGCTATTGCTATTGACGCAGCAAAGCATCCAGAAGAGATGATCTTTAGGACTATTTAATATGGCCCAAGAACTACGTAGTATTAATCTTGTAGCCCCGGCCTTCAAAGGTATTAACACTGAAGATTCGCCGTTGGCTCAGGATCCGTCGTTTGCTGAGATTGCAGATAACGCAATTATTGACAAGCGTGGTCGTATTGCTGCACGTAAAGGCTACGACGTTATTACCACAAATAAGACTGTTCTTGGCACTGAGACGCTACGTGCTATTAGAGAGTTTAGAGACAACGCTGGTAACAGCAAAATCTTCTCTGTTGGTAACAACAAGATCATTAGCGGTACAACTACATTAGTAGATGAGACACCCGGAAGTTACACCATTACTGCTGACAACTGGAAAATGGTTGACTTTAATGACAGCATCTATTTCTTTCAGCGTGGTTATGAACCTTTAGTTTATAGTAACTCTAGTAGTGCTGTACAGAAAATGTCAACACTTGCTGGAGCGTCAGGTGCAAGTGACATTCCAAAGGCTAACGAAGTCCTTGCTGCTTATGGTCGTCTTTGGTGTGCTGATGTAACTAATAACAAGTCTACTGTTTATTGGTCTGATCTGTTAATCGGACAAAACTGGACAGGCGGAACTAGTGGTAGTATTGACATCTCTAAAGTATGGCCTGACGGTTATGACGAGATTGTTTCTTTAGCGGCACACAACGGACTGTTAATCATCTTTGGACAGCACAGCATTGTTGTATACCAAGGAGCAGAAGCACCAGCAACAATGTCACTAGCAGACACTGTAGCAGGCGTTGGTTGTGTAGACAGAGATACAGTACAGCAGACAGGCGTTGATGTTATCTTCTTGTCACATACAGGCTTGCGTAGCTTTGGACGTACGATACAAGAAAAGTCAATGCCTATCAGTACGTTATCCCGTACGATTACAAAGGACATCATTAGTCTAATACAGGGTGAAACACAGTTCTTTAGGTCTATCTACAGCCCAGAAGAAAACTTTTACTTGTTAACATTTGTTGGACAGCAAACAACCTTCTGCTTCGATGTTCGAGGCACGTTAGAAGATGGTTCGTTTAGGGTAACACGTTGGCCCGGTTCTATCTTTACAGCTTACGAAAGACTAACTGATGGTACACTGTACGTAGGGACAACAAACGGTGTTAGTGAGTACAAAGGCTATTCTGATAACGGTGTAAGGTATCGTTTTAAATACTTCAGTCCTAGCTTGACATTTGGTGATGCTTCTCGCTTAAAGATTCTTAAGAAGATTAAGCCAACACTGGTAGGTGCAAACAGTGCTACCGTATTTATGAAGTTTGCTTATGACTTTGGTACGTCTTACAGGACAACAGAGTTTACAGTAGGTAACCAACAACCTGCTTTCTTTAATGTAAGTGAATACCCTACCTATTCAGAACTTTCTTCTTACGGAATAAGCTCTACATTTGTTGAAGACATTAACGGTGTATCGTTTGTTAACGGAACAACAGGTTATTACGAAGTAGATCAGTTTTTAGGAGAGTTTACTTCTCACCCAACAACAGGGTCTGGTGGCGGCTCTGTGTTGAACGGCGACAGCTACTTTAATACTGCAGAAGATATTTACTATGTATATATAGAAGGTTCTTTTGTAGATCTAACAACTTTAACGCCCACTAGTTTTTCAGAGTTTACTGGTGGTGAACTTACTAACCAACGCAGTTTGAATGCTGTAGGCAGTGGTACAACTGTTGTTGTCGGTCTTGAATCTGACATCAATGGTTTTGCTTTATCACTACAAGAAATTAACCTACTCGCGCTGATAGGTAAAACGCTTTAATTAGGAGCAAGCAATGGACGAAGACGAATACAACATTGGTATACCATCTGATGTTCTTGGAGCGGGAGCCAGTACAGACGCCCCTACTCCAGAAGATCCCGGTTTTATGGATCTGTTTGGTGACTTCTTGTTTGGAGGAGGCGCTCAGGGTCTTGCCGGGCTTGGTCTTCTAACAGGGGCCTACAACAGGCTTGGTGGGATCGGTGAGCGAGGTTTAGGTTTAGGACAAGGTTTAGCTACTCAACAAATGCAACAGGCTGCCTTTAGACCTTATACAATTACAACACCTACTGGAGCCATGTTTACAGCAGGTCCTTCTAGACCAATGACACCAGAGCCAATGACTCCGGGTGCGCCTAATGATGGTATATTTATTGATGTCGATCCTAGTCGATTTGCTGATATAAGACAAGGAGCTGTTATTGATGACACTACAGGCTTTACCTCTGAACCTCTTCCTCAGCGTCCTGATGGGCCTTCTTTAAGAGACTTTTTTAATCAGTTTAACGGTACTGCTGCTCCTACTCTTCAGCCACAAGGACAGCAGTTTGGAATGCAATTGTCTCCTATGGAGCAAGCTTTTCAGCAAAGAATGTTTGGAGACGCAGGTACATTTTTTGGACAAGGAATTGTAGATCCTTCTGTTCGTGAAGAACAAATATACGGTCAAATAGAAACTGCTTTAGATCCTCAACAAAGAGCGCAACGGTTAGGTCTTGAAGAAAGACTAGCAGCACAGGGCCGCCTTGGTGTAAAAACATCACAGTTTGGAGGTACTCCTGAACAGCTTGCTATGGAAAAAGCACAAGCTCAGCAGTTAGCGCAAGCTAGACTTTCTGCGGCACAGCAGGCACGTCAAGAGCAAATGCAACAAGCTCAGTTAGGTCAGCAATATTTAGGTGCTAGTTACATACCTCAAGCTCAAATGTTATCTGCATTAGCTCCCGGTCAGACTGCGGCAGCTCAAGCACAGCAAGCACAGTTGTACGGTACAGGTTTGTTTGGTGAAGCTACTGCTTCTGGTATTGATGCACTGTTGGGTGCAGGTCTTGGACAGGCTAACTTGATGGGTGCGGCAGGTACTGGTTTGTTGTCGGGTTTGTTTGCTAACCCAGAAGCTTCAGGAGAAGGGAGCCGAAGCAATCCAATTAGAGATATTTACGATTATATTACAAACGTAATTGGAGGTTAATGATGGCTAGGTTTGGTAGAAGTTTTGTTCAAGCTGCGACACAGCCTCAATATGCTCAGGGGTTGTTTACTGCTGCACAACAGATGGGTGCTGCTCCGGGTCGTCGTAGAGCTAAAGAAGAACAACAAAAGCGTGTAGGCATGTTACGCGATATGGGTGCTGTTGAAAGAGCTGATTACATGGCAAGTATTGCAGAGACTCCTCAAGAGTTAATGCAGGCAGAGGCTGCAAAGGCTGCTGCTGTTAAACAAGGCTCTCTTGAAAGCCTTCGTGGTCTTGAAGCAGCTAGACAAGCAGCAGGATCAGCAGAAGAAAAACAACAAATAGAGCAAATAATGGCGCGTGTAGCTGTACAGGCTGGCGTAGATCCTGTGACTATTGCAGGACGTACTCAGGAAGAAGAGCTTAGAGAGACTCGTTTAGAAGAAGTTAAAGCTAATCAACAAAAACGCTTACAAACTGAAAGATCTAAAAATGTAGTTGCTGCTTGGTCTGCAATGAACGAAGCAGACAGAGTTAAGTTTAAAGACCAGCTTCCGGTAGACGATCAACTTTTAATTGATAATGCAGAACTACAGGATTTAGAAAGACAAAAACGTGTTGAAGAAATTGAAGCATGGAAAGTCTCTAAAGACGCTCCGCTACCTGTAGCTTCTGTTGAAGCGGCTATTAACAATCTTACTGATGGTGATGTAAAAAGTGCTTTAAAAGCTGATTTAGCAGCTATTGTTGAGCAACTACCAACAGAAGGTAAAGAGTACAGTTATGCAGGCCAACGATCTAAACTTGCTTCTCAAATTAAAGCAATAAACGACAAAGCTTTTAGAGCCACTGTTGCAGAAGACTCTGCCAGAATAGCGGATGAAAGATTTGATCGAAGCACTATCAGACAAGTTGAAGCAGACATTGCTACGTATCGTCCTACTAAGGCTCAGGTAGAAGCTA